GCACCACTGACCTGACGGCCTTCCGCCTGGTGTGGATTGTCGAAGGTTGGCTGTTCACCTGGGGTTGGCGCTGGGCGCCGGAGTCTGCCGTAGCCTTCCGCACCGAGCGTGGCACGGTGCCCTATGCGACATGGGTAGAGGGTGGCCAGCTCAAGCAGACCGAAGGCGACGTAACCGACTATGCCGTGGTGGAGGCCGACATTCTGGCCCTGTACGAGCGCTTCAACATCCAGGTGATCGCCTATGACCGCTGGAACGCGGCTGACTTGGCCAACCGCCTGACGGCGGCCGGGGTGCCGATGCTGGAGTTCATTCAGGGTACCAAGTCATATCACCCGCCCATGCAAGCCCTGGAGCTCGCCTACATCGGCGGCACGTTTTCCCATGGCGGTGACCCGCTGCTGAACTGGTGCGCCTCCAACCTTATTCCGCGCCGCGACGTGAACCTGAGCATGGCGCCGGATAAGAAGCGTTCGCCAGACAAGATCGACGACATGACGGCCCTGCTGATGGCCGTGGGAGCCTCACAGACCGAGGTCGAAGAGACCGGCGACGTGGAGGGCTACTTCTCCAACCCCATCATCATTGGATAGCCCATGAACACTGGACTCCTGATTTTCCTGCTGGTTTCGCTGGCGGGCATGGCCAGCTGCTGCGCCGGCGTTTACCTGCTGCTCGGCCCTGGCTGGGCACTGCTCGCACTGGGTGGGTCGTGCTTCGCCGTGGCGGGCTTCATTCGCAAGGGGTTGATCAGTGGCTAATTCCCTCTCCCACATCCTGGGCCGGGCGCTGGTCAAATCGGCCGAGCCGGGCGCGATCAAGTCCGCCCTGGGCGGCTTCCTGGGCTCGACAGTGAGGCTGACTGATGCGGGCTTCTGGTCGACCTTCTACGGTGCCGATTCGGCCTCCGGCAAGATCGTCAGCCAGCAAACGACCCTGCAGCTGTCCACGGCCTGGGCGTGTGTCCGGCTGATTGCCGAGACGGTGGCCACCCTGCCCATCTCCCTCTATGAGCGGAAGAACGGTGCGGCGGTGATCGCCACTCAGCACCCGGTGCACGCGGTGATCAGCCAGCAGCCCAATGCTGACCAGACCCCGGTGGAGTTCTGGGAATGCGTAGTGGCCAGCCTGCTGCTGAGCGGCAACAGCTTCAATGAACCGCACTGGGTTGGCCGCGACCTGTCCAGCCTGGAGTTCCTGATTCCGCAGAACATGTCGCCTCCGCGCCGCCTCGAGGGTGGCGTGATCGAGTACCGCTACACCGATCTGGACGGCAAGCCCCGCATCCTCACCGAGGATTCGATGATGCACACCCGGGGCTTTGGCACCGACCCGCTGTGCGGCCTGAGTCCGCTGGCGATGGGGCGTCATATCTTCGGCGCAGCCATGGCGGCGGACGAGGCCGCCAGCAAGATGTTCGCCAACGGCATGAAGCTCGGCGGGGTGCTCTCCACCGACATGCTGTTGACCCCGGAGCAGCGCCGCGACCTGAAAGGCGAGATGGCCGCGCAGTTCACTGGCGCTGTGAACGCCGGCAAGACCATGGTCCTCGAGGCGGGCATGAAGTACCAGCAGGTGTCGATGACGCCCGAGGATGCCCAGATGCTGCAGACCAGGGCCTTCAACGTGGAGGAAATCTGCCGCTGGTTCCGGGTGCCGCCGTGGATGGTCGGCCACACCGAGAAGAGCACCAGTTGGGGCTCGGGCATCGAGCAGCAGATGATCGCCTTCCTCAGCTTCACCCTGCTGCCTTGGATGAAGCGGATCGAGCAGAGCATCAATCGGCGCCTGCTGCGGCCGGAGGATCGCCGCTACTTCTACGCCAAGTTCAACCCGGAGGGCCTGCTCCGCGCGGACAGCGCCGCCAGGGCGGCCTTCTACAGCGCCATGGTGCAGAACGGCATCTACACCCGCGACGACTGCCGCGAGAAGGAAGACATGCCCCGCCGAGGCGGCAACGCCGACGCCCTCACTGTTCAGTCCAACCTGCTGCCCATCGACAAGCTGGGCGAAGACCAATCCAGCCAGAAGGCCAGGAACGAGTTGCTGTCCTGGTTGAACGAAGACTACTCACCGGGGAAATCCTGATGAACCGAAAATCCGCGTCCCTGAAGATCAGGGACTTTGACCTGCACGTGAAGGCCGTCAGCGATGACGGCCTTTTTTCTGGCTACGGCTCGGTGTTCGGTGTCGTCGATTCCTACCTGGAGATCGTCGCCCCGGGCGCCTTCACCGAAAGCCTGGCCGAGATCGCGGCCAAAGGCCGGCCGGTCCCGGTGCTCTGGCAGCACCGCAGCGACCAACCGGTGGGCGTGTGGAAGAACCTCAAGGAGGACGAGCGCGGTCTGTTCGGTGACGGCCAGCTGATCCTCGACGGTGTCCCGCGCGCGATCGAGGCCCATGCCCTGATGAAGGCCGGCGCTGTGTCGGGGCTCTCGATCGGCTACTACATCCGCGAGTCCAGCCGCGACGAGAAGACCGGCGTCCGCACCCTGACCAAGCTCGACCTGGTCGAGATCAGCCTGGTGACCTTCCCGGCCAACGATGACGCCCGCGTCGACACCATCAAGTCGAAGCTGGCCCATGGCTCACTTCCGAGCCTTCCCGAATTTGAGCAGCTCCTGCGCGAGGCAGGCTTCTCGAAAACCCAGGCAGCGGTGATCGCCAACCGCGGCTTGAAGCATTTGCTCCGGAGTGAGTCCGAGGGCGACCTGGCGGAATCCATCGGAGCCGATGCGCTGATCAAGCAGCTGTCCGGCCTCAAACTCCCGACGTTCTAAAGGAACTCACTCATGAACTACCTGAGCAACGGCGCGCGCGCCGAAGAAAACCGCATGCACCGTAAGGAGCGTGCCGACGACCAGCTTGAGCTGAAGAGCGTCATGGACGCCCTGGCCAAGCGCGACGACGAGATCAAGGCCTTCGCCGAGAAAGCCGGCCAGGAGATCAAGGATCACGGCAAGATCCTCGATGAAACCAAGACCATCCTGGAAGGCCTGTCCAAGTCCGGCCTGGCACTGCAGGACCGCCTGCAGGAAGTCGAGCAGAAGCTTTCCCGCCGTGGCGGCGCCAACGACCCGGCCGGCGCCAAGTCCATCGGTGAAGAGTTCACCGAACAGGAAGGCTTCAAGTCGGTCGCGGAAAATCAGCGCGGTACTGCGCGCATGCGCCTGAAGGCGGTCACCAACATCACCAGCGCCACCACTGGCACTGGTGGCGTCGGCGTCGCCATCCAGCCGGATCGCGTGCCGGGCATCATCACTCAGCCGGAACGGCAGTTCATGGTCCGCGACCTGATCATGCCGGGTCGCACCGCCTCCAACTCCATCGAGTACGTGCGCGAGTCTGGCTTCCAGAACATGGCCGCGCCGGTGGCCGAGGGCGGCAGCAAGCCGCAATCGGACCTGTCCTTCGAACTGAAGACCACCACCGTCAAGACCATTGCCCACTGGTTCAAGGCGTCCAAGCAGGTCCTGGCGGACATTCCGCTGCTGCAGAGCTACATCAACGGCCGTTCCATCTACGGCCTGAAGTACGTCGAGGAGAACCAGCTTCTCGCCGGCGACGGTACCGGTCAGAACCTGCTGGGCCTGATTCCGCAGGCCACGCCCTTCAACGAGGCGCTGCGCAAGGCTGGCGACACCAAGATCGACATCCTGCGCCGCGCCATCCTGCAGGTGCGTATCGCCGAGTACCGGGCCAGCGCAATCGCGCTGAACCCGATCGACTGGGCGGACATGGAACTGGCCAAGGACAGCACTGGTTCCTACATCTGGGTCAATGTCCAGGAAGGCGGTCAGCCGCGCATGTGGCGCCTGCCGGTGGTGGACTCCAACGCGGTGCCGGAAGGCGAGTTCCTGGTGGGCGCGTTCAACATCGCCGCCCAGGTGTTCGACCGCGAGGATGCGGCGGTGGAGGTCTCCACCGAAGACGGCGACAACTTCACCAAAAACATGGTGACCATCCGCGCCGAGGAGCGCCTGGCCCTGGCGGTGTATCGCCCCGAGTCCTTCGTCCACGGCGAGCTCCTAGACCCGACTCCCTGATCCATTGCCAGGAGCACGCCCGGGTAACCGGGCGTGAGCACCCATGACCGAGAAGATCAAGGCCAGGACCCTGGCCGGCTTCAACAACGAAGGCACCTACGTGAAGCGCGGCGCCTCCATCGAGTTGACCCAGCAGCGCTTCAACGACCTGAAGGAGGTCGGTCTGGTCGAACTGGATACCGAGGCCAAGAAGGCCCCGGCACCCGCCAACAAGCAACGCCATCCGCCCGCCAACAAGCAGAAGTAAGGAGTCGGACTCATGGCCAACGGAGTTCCGGAGCTTGTCGATTTCAAGCGCCACCTGAAGATTCGTCACGACCATGAGAATGACGACCTGACCGAGAAGCTGGAGGCGGCGATTGATGCCGCTTCCCAGTTTCTCAATCGCCCTATTCCCTGGCTCGCTGCCGAGCAGCCCGAGGAGGGTGACCCGGTGTACGTCACCGTGCCGAAGAGCGTGAAGGCGGCGATCCTGATCATGGCCGCCGAGCTCTACGCCAACCGCGAGCAGGCGGTGGTGGGCACGATCTACACGCCGATCCCGACGGCGGTGAACCTATTGCGCCCCTTCCGCGTGGGGCTGGGGGTATAGATGCGTGCTGGCAAGCTGGAGACTCCAGCCACCTTGTTCTCCCTGGATGTTGAGCTTCAGCCCTGCCAGATCGACTGGATCTGGTGTGGCATTCAGTCCAAGGAGAACGGTGACATCCCCGCTCAAGGAGGCCTACGCCTCCCGGCGAAGGTAGCTATCCGCGCTTGGTGGGATGCCCGCCTTATCACTGGGCGCTATCTCCTCACCGACGACAGACGCCTGTTCCATCTGGACAGCGTGCGCGACTTCACTGGTCGCCGCGAGGAGGTGGCCATCACCGCTTCCGAACTGGTCGGATTCTGCGGTGAAGCCCGGCGGCAAGGCATGGCGCCGCGCGAGTGCCGGGTGTTTCTTCGTCACGACGTGCCATATCGCAATAGCTTTGAGCAGGACGTGGTGCTGCGGACCTATGCCGAGGTGGCCCTGCTCGAGGCTGGACGTGTAGAAGCTGAAGACCAACTGCTGGTAGAGGGCGAGCTGTACAACGTAATGGCTCTCGCCAAGGACACCGACGACGGTGTAGTGCGAGGGCTTTGGCTGGAGCGCGTGGAATGAGACTCCAGGTAGCAGTGGTCGGGGTTGCACTTGCCCGGGCCCAGCTTGCCGCTCAGGGAAAGGCGGTGGAGCCCATCCTCAGAGGGGCGTTGAACACCTCGGCGAGGTCGGCTCGAAAGGGGCTGTACGTCAAGGACCTGGTCAGCCTGTTCCCGAATCGGTCTTGGCTGAACCAGAAGATGAAAGTGAAGCTGGCGGGAACCCGCCGGCTCAATGCCCGGATCATCCCGTCGGGTGCTGGCATCTATGTGGACGAGCGCAAGGGCTGGGGGTGGGAGCCTGTTCCCAACAGCAAGACCCGCGCGCGATTGTTCGTGCCGGACTTCGGTGGTCGCAAGATCGCGGCGGGGTTCCTCAACCCTTCCAGCTACATGCCCGGCCCCCTGCGGACTCGCCGTTCGAAGACGGCCTCCCGGAAAGACGGTACCACCAAGACTTACACCGATGTCCTCGCCACCCCGGAGCGCGCCATAGGGCCATCCGTGGCGTATTACTTCAAGAAGCTCACCACCCCCCAACGCATCCGAATGATCAACGCGATGCTGCAGCAGGAGTTTGAGCGCCGCGTGCGCGCCGCCCTGGCCAAGGGGTAAACCCGGGAGATCCCAATGAGCAACGCCAGCAAGGTGACCCGGCAACTGCGGGAGCGCCTGGAATGCATTCGGCCTGACAACGGTTACAGCATCGAACTGAAGGCGATCTACTTCCGACATGAAAAGGTCCCCGAAAATCCGCCCAAGCCCTACGCCACGGTGCGGATTGTCAGCGACCGCCGAACCAGCACGGCGGGCCTGCTGGCCACGCGGCTGCGCACCTTCGCCATCGAGGTCGTATTCGCCGGTCGAACCGACGACGACGAGGTCGACCGCGCGGGCGTTGATGTCCTGCGCGCACTGGGCGTCGGCCGAGTGGATCTGGAAGACAAGCTGCCCGGCCTGGTCGACGACGAGGACGAGGCGGAATTCACTTACCCCGATGGGGGCCTGACCACGCGCTCCATCATCACCACTATCGGCGTGACCTACGTCGAGGACTACAACTGAAGGCCGCCGGCCAGGAGAACCCCATGAGCATCATGAACTACACCCAGCTGTTCCGCGGCCCGGTCGGCGTGGCCCTGTGGCCGGGCTGGAACTTCGAGGAAGTGTTCAAGCTGCAGAACATGAACGCTGAACCGACCACCACCGAGATCACCATCCCGGATCCGACCCGCATCGGCTTGCCGCCCCTGGACAGCGTGACCTCCACCAGTGAGATCGTGTTCAACGGCGAGGCCGTGAGCTTCAGCCCGGCCGCTGCGGCGATCGCCATGTATGGCTCGGTCACCCAGGTGCCGGCGGGTACCGTTACGGACGAGGCGCATGACGCGCGGATCGACCGCATCATCATGCTGGCGCACATTCCGCTCGAAGTGACCGAGGTCACCAACGAAGGCGGCACCACGACCTATACCCGCAATGTGGACTATGCGGTGTCGCCCATGGGCATCCGCATCCTGCCAGGCGGCCCGCTGGCCACGGCCATTGCTGCCGTGGTTGCCGAGGACAAGAAACTGCCGATCAAGGTCAGCTACAGCTACCCCACGGTGGACGTGATCAAGCCCTTCACCACGGGCCAGAAGTTTTACCGCGTGCTGGTTGGCCAGGTGAACGAGGGCGGAAACAGTGAGAAGCGCCGCATCCAGTGCTTCTACTGCAAGATCGCCCTGAACGGCGGAATCCCCCTGAACCAGGGCGCCGAGTTCGGCGTGATCCCGATTCAGATCCGCCTGCTCGCCGATCCGAACATCGTCGATGAAGGCGAAGCGGCCATGTGGCAGTGGGAAGTCGAGAACAAGTCGGCAGCCTGATCCTGGTCCGGGTGGCGGGAATGTGTCCTGGGGGATACATTCCCTGTTTACCCACATCCAGGGAGGGAGCCCCATGCGCCTTTGGATCCTCGCTGCCGCCGCTCTGCTCGGCAGTACCTCGGCCTCGGCCGCAACTGTGGTGAAGTGCGTCGACGACGCCGGCAAGATCACCTACGCCCAGAACGAATGCCCAGCCGGTCTTGTCGGTGAGCAGCATGATGTGAAAGCCAGCCAGCGCCCCAGTGGTGAAGGCCCTGCCGTCAAGCTGGCCGACCCGAGCAAAACCTATATCAAGCAGGAGCCGAAACCAGTGCGGCGCGCTGCAGCAGTTACCCAGCCAGTAGAGCAGGAGGTAGCCGAGCAAGCTCCTGCGCCTCGCGGGGGCGTGGTGCGCCAGAACGCGAATCAGCCTTGCGTGAAGTGGGTGGAGCAGCGATACAGCTATCCCACCACGGATAAGGATGGCCGCCGCGTAGGCGTCGCGGGAGTACGAAAGGTCCCTGTGCCCTGCAATTGACCTATCTCATTCAATCAAACCCGCTTCGGCGGGTTTTTTGTTTTCAGGAGTCCCAATGAGCGACATCCAGATTCTTTTCCCTGAGCCTGAGGTAGTCCGGGTGGGGCGCCGCCCGGTACTGATCCGGCCGGTGAAGATGCGCCACTTCGAGCAGTTCGGCGAGGCCGCCATCCAATTGCTGGCCATGCTGGGCAAATTCACGGCCGAGGAGATCTACGCCTACGCCAAGAAATCCGGAGCGCTGCGTCTGATCCTACGCCATTGCACCAGCTTGGGCTGGTGGTCGCTGCGTCGGCTGCCGGCACCTGTGGCGGTCCAGTTGATGATCCACGTGGTGCGGGTCAACTCCAGTTTTTTCGGCCAGGCCCTGGTGGCAGCGAGAAGCGCACTGGATGGGCCGACGCCGCCCAGCAACTGATCAGCGCTGGTCATGCCTGGGCGGATGTTCAGGACTACACCCTGCCTCAGATCGAGGCCTTCCTTGACGCGATCAGCACTGCCGAGCGCGGTCAAGCCCGCCTGGCGCTGCTGGTGGCGCGCGGCGCCAAGGCCAGTGAGAAGGCATTCCGCAAGATGCTGCAGGAGTTCAGCTGATTTCCAAGGTTACGACCCAGCTGGTGATCGAGGGGAAGAATAACTCGAAGAAGGCCTTCGACGAGGCCGACGGCCAACTGAAGAAACTCACCGCTACGGCCAAGGCTGCGGGGGCGGTTCTGGCGGGTGCCATCTCCGCTGCGGCCCTCACCCAATGGGTGCGCACCAGCATTGATGCCATCGACATGACCGGCGAACTGGCTGAGCGCGTGGGCATGGCAGCCGGTGAGTTTGCTGGCCTGCAGTACGCCGCCAAGTTTGCCAGCATCGAGGGCGAGGCTCTGGCCTCCACCCTGATCAAGTTCAACCAGAACGTGGCGAAGGCCGCCGAGGGTGGCAAGTCCCAGGCCGAAGCCTTCGATTCCATCGGTGTTTCCATTCGCAATGCGGATGGCAGCGTGAAGGGGTCGTCCCAGCTGCTGCTGGAGATTGCCGACCGCTTCGCTGAGCTGCCCGATGGAGCGCAGAAGTCCGCTCTGGCCATCGAGCTGTTCGGCAAGCAGGGCGCCAAGCTGCTGCCGCTGCTCAACAAGGGTTCGGCCGGCATTACCGAACTGACCCGGCAGGCGCAAGAGTTGGGCCTGGTGCTGGACGACAGCGCTTATGCCGCCGCCGGCCAGTTCAACGACAGCATGGATGTGCTGGCGGCCTCGACCGAGGGGGCGGGGTTCAAAGTGGCGGCCAATCTGGTCCCGACGCTGAATGACATCACCGGCCTGGTGTTGGATTTCTCCAAGGACGCGCGCAGTGCCGGCGAGGCTTTAAGCTTTTTGGGTACCGGTTTTAAGCTGCTGACCTCAGTTGGGGTGGTGGTGGTGGCCGTGTTTAAGTTAATTGGC